CCCGACACTCTGCCAAGTGAGAGTAATCACCCACATTTCTTAACAATTGGGTTAGTCCGTCCACTGGATACAGGACATAGAGGCCCGAACGTCCTTGTCCAGAATCCATTCTTCCTCCACTGATTGAACAGCGTTGACAATGTCCCACTGATCTGGCGTGAGCTCTGCCTCGTCCATGTCATCTGGTAGTGCATCCATCAACATGTCGAGTCTTGAGTAGACCTCAACGAGTGATCGCTGCATGTTCTGCAGATAAATGGGTGTTTTGTCGGTGTTCATGTTGAAAATAAAAAAACTACAGATAACAACAGAAATACAAGAGCCAAGTTCAACTTGGTCTTATTTATTGAGAAAATCCCTGTGTTATTGCGAAAACCAAGGGATATTGAGCCTGCATCAGAACTGAGATCTGATGAGAACCGCTGCTATCACTAGAATCTGACGCAAACTAGACCCCCCCTCCCCCTCTCCAGAATCGAAGGGGGGCTACGGGGTAACCGGCGCTCAGCGCTAAGAGGTATAGGTCTTACAAATTTTTGTCATTTTACTCCGAAGACTTAAAGAACTCATCTATCTCAGGATGAATCTCTAATCCTTGGAATGGATCATATTCTTCCCCACGCATTGCAGCTCTAATAGAGGCACAAAGCCAAGGATTCTTTGCCTTCATAGCGGCTCTCAGAGCGGCTTGAAGTTTCATTTCTCTGTCAGACATCACACAACCATCTTTGTGTTGCTTGTAGGGTCTTCTAGGGCTGCCTCAGAGGCAAACGATGTATCTTTAACCCCTTCTTTTTCAGAAGAGGAATACATCTCATCCATTTCCAAACACCAAGCCTTAAGAGCTTTCCCGGTATCTGTGAACTTGGCTACACCTAGAGCACGCCAGCATTCCTTTGGGTCGTTATGACCTCTTGTGGAACCTTTGTAATGACTAACGAAATAGTTAGGGCCTTCTCTGACCCGGAAATAATCAAAAGAACACCCGGGGGTATTCCCTTCAAACGGTATGACTTTCATGATATGTGGCTACTGTATGCTATGTTTGTCTAGTCAGCCTAGACACCAATGAAACGAATCCATTACGACTACGGCGGTAACGCCCCTGCTGTAGTTCTGTGTGAGGACGATAGGGTCCAGATCAAGAACGCTTTAAAGGGTAAGGGTGTAACTGCTTTTGCCAAAGAGATAGGCATCAACAGAACCCATGTCTACGGGTTACTAGACTCACATCGTATGGAACTACTACGGTTTAGTCAGATCTGTAAGGTATTAAACCTACAACTACTAAACAAACAAGACATAGAAGAGTTTATGTTTGATTTAAACAAACAACTGTATGTATGAGCTTGTGTTATTTGTGTGTGTTTAATTTGTGTGTTTAACACTTCACTCAGCTCTGGGACCGTCCTGCGTCACCCCTGCGGGGTTCCTCGTACTGTCTACGAGAGCCTGCTGGGGTGTTGATGTGTGTTATTTACAGGGATCCAGTCATTTGTGCTCACCCCCAGCTGTGTTCATAAGGGTGACCGAGTCTCACGGTTACATGGTCTTGATTTAATTTTTTGGTTGATTGTGTAGCAAGGAGAAGAGAGGTCCTCCGATGTAATTGCATCAGAACGAGGTACCTCAATTCTCACCGCATATCCACACAAGAGAGCACCACTTCTCTTGCTTAACTGGGGCCACTTTTAAGTCCAGTCCCAAACCTTAGTGCTAGCAGTGGATGCGAGGCCTTTAAAGGAACGACCTAAGACAAGAGCATCTGTTGCTTGGTGTGGGTTGTTTTCAAAGGCATCCATCATGCATTTCCACTCTTCATGTTTTCTAACTGCCTGTGCTTTGTGTGCTGATTGAGCGAGGGCATCGATAAACCATTGAACACCTTGTGAGAGGGCGTCAATACGGTCATCGTGTTTGATAGCTCCACCACCTTGAACATTGCACATACGAGACATCTGATAACCAAGCATGTACTCCAGTCGTTTTTCAGGAGGTGCATCAGGGTTAGAGGCGTAGTCATATTCCCAAACCTTTGGATCAATAATTAACTTGTGTTGGTTCATGACAGGTTCGAGAGTATCAATAATCCTTTGTTCCTTACGAACGCTTGCACGAACTTCTTCAGTTGTAAAGTTAGCACCCATTTGAATAATATGTCGTTTAAATAACTCACATATCATCCCATCTCCGAAGTTACTTTCTACGAGAAGACGACTAACATTATATTTTTTACCAAGCCGGACAATACTCGATAGGGTGGTATCAGAATAACCATCACGGTAGGCAACCATGTCTCTAACAAAGACATAGCCATTAGCTTGACTAAGCACTACTGCACAAGTTTCGTCAGTTCCCCTCCCGCTCGGGTCGACTGACACGATACTTTCGGTGTATTCACACATCCCCTCATCAATAAACATAGGGGTGTAGAAGCGGTCTCCGGGTAGACCCACGGGGTTTAGATCTTTGATCATGTATCGGGGATCAGCCGACCAGGCATAACGCTCAGCGCATTCATTACCTAAGGGGGTGACGATTAGATCTTGAAACTTAAGTGGGAACTTTTCACTATCAGATAGCGAAGTATCCAACATGAATTGCAACTGAAAGTTTGAGCGGCCCATAGCCGACTCACGCTCCATCAGGTCCAGGTCACTGAACCTCGTATCTGTAGGTGCACCGGGATTCTGTCCTCTCTCAATATCTTCGACCAACTGCGGTGCGAGTAATCCTTCATACTTTGATAAATCTTTGGGGTATCTTGCGGGCCACACGAACGGCCTATAAGATCGTTCGGCCAAGCGTCTGTAGACGGTGAAGGTCGACTGCGGAGTCCCAAGAAATAATATTCGGCTATCATCTTTAGGTGTTAAAATAGATTCAGATTCGGTAACTAATTGCAGCAACTTCTCCCGTTGCATGTCTGTGGCTGAGTTTGAGGGAACTTCAACATCATCAAAGATCATCAGATCCGATCTGCTCCCGGTCATCTGACCTTGGATTCCAACGCTCTTGACGGACGGGGCCTGATGAGGTTTAGCGGGGCCGACATCAAACGAGATGCGAGACCATCTTTGATCTGCATCTTTAGGTCCAAGATGTCCTAACCAATCAATATCCAGGATTAGTTTTTGACAGAAGATAGAGAAATTATCGGCCCGTTCTTTGGATGCCGAAATAACCATAACCTTCTTATCAGGATCATTAAACAAGACCCATAATACAAAAGCAGCAGAGATCCAACTTTTACCAACACCTCGGAAGGCTGAGATCTGTAGACGCTTCGGGCCATGTTGTAAATAGTCAGCAATAGCTAACTGTGCTCTTGTAGGTGTAGGCAGGTCAAGTTCCCGCCAAATCAGGGTTAGAAATACTTTAAAATCAGTCTTGATTCTTGTTTCTAGTTCTTGTAAATTCATAGGTGTATTCAATTACATCCAACCCTTCAACATCAGAAGGCTCTGAGTGATAGCTAGGGGGCTCTATAACGGGGTCTTTTGGTGCATGAGGTACAATCCCCTTCTCGATTGCTGCAGACGTCTTAGCGTCTATCCAGGTAGTCTCTAGGCCATACAGCCATCCTTTCAAAAAGAAAGCGAGTGGCTTAGATAATTTCTTATCCAGCCACTTGGCTATATCCCGAAACTCATTGAGTCGGAATTCTATTTTCATTTAGTCTTTGTATTGTATCGCTTGCCTTTCCAGGTAAATTCTTTTTTACCTGCCTTACGGGCAGAGGCAAAAGCTTTATCAAAGGCTTGGGCTTGAGTGCCTACCTTTTTAGGTCCAACTTTTTTAGGACCAACTTTGGCACGACTACGAACCGTGCCGTCCTTATCTCTTGTGTTGTACTTACCAACACTAGAAGCAGCTTTCTTGAGTTTGTTTTTTGCCTCCCTTTGCTTTGCCTTGCTAATAGGGTTGCGTAGCGCACCAGTAGCTAACGCTGTAGCCATACCAGCCAACAACGTCTGCTTAAGACCATCACCACCTCGACCGCCACCACGGGGAGTCAACCGGGATGGTTTAACAACATTTTTAGCCCTGAACTTTGTGCCAGGTGTTGGTGGTCCAGATTTAGGAGTAGAGGTAGAACCTTTGCGAGTTCCAATGATCCCTGACACCTTTCTATTAGGACCTTGAACGGGAGGATTTCTTGGGCCTTGAGCACCACGGGGTGGTGTCCTAGTTTGACCTCTTCCAGTGGTGACTTTTGAACTACCCTTACCTTGCTGCTTAGCACGGTCGGTAGATGAAGTTGGTCTCGGAGTATCCTTAGCAGATGCCTTGGAACGTGCAGCACGTCCTGATGAGGATGTGCGTAGCTGCCTACGAGTACGAGATTTCTTGCGAGGGTCTCTATTACTAGCCATATTTTTAAATTGGAATTAAGCTTTCTTTTTCTTCTTTGGAAACCCAGCTTTCATATTTGCGTAGGACTTAGCTGAGACCGTCGATTTCTTTTTAGAGCGGGAAGTACCAGCCTTTTTGCGCTTATTAATATTGGCGTAAAGACTCATTTCTTTTTACCTTTGCGGGCTTTACACTTGGCACATTTGCCTGACTTACAACATTTGTAGGTCATGATTACTTCTTCTTAGGTTTTGCTTTTTTCTTGGGTGGACGACCCATCTTGCTTCCGTAAGTCCCTTTTCCGTAAGGCATGATTAAATATTAATTTTGTGTGGAAGTAGCAAACCCAATTTGATTATTAGCAACAGCATGAGCACGTCGCTGATTGGCAGATAGGAGGTCCAACGCATCAGATGCCGTGGCAGTTGCACCAAGAGCTCCGAGAGCAGTACGGCATGTGGCGTCTAGGACATAAGCACCCCCTTTCTTTTTTTCAGTAGAGAAAACGGTCGATGGCCGCACAGTGGCGGTAGATGTAGTAGCTGTCATTTTCTATTAAATAGGTTGTCAATTTTGTGTTCGATTCGTATGAAGTGCTCTTCAAATCGTTTCATCGATTCAGTAACTTCACTACGGGTGATATAACGTTCAGCGACTTTTAGCTCAATGCCATCCATTCGCTTATCGTGTTCCTGGAGACGAGTGCTGGTGCGACTAAACATCACACCTAAACCACTCAAAGCGGCAATTGTAACCGGAACAATTGCTTCTAACATTTTAGGCTGCGTTCAAAATAGTTTGCATAAAGACGTCTATATGCGCGGACCCCTTTGCTTGATTGCAGGGGCGACATGCTGTTACGCAATTGTCGGCATGGTCAATACCACCCCTACATTTAGGGTGGATATGATCAATGGTTAAATCCTCTGTAGAGCCACAATATACGCATCTGTGACCATCCCGAGCCTTGATGCTATCCCTCCACATTCGCTTAGCGTCACCGCTTCGGAAGCAGAGTAGTTCGTGCATGAGGCTTCGGGGAGTATCCATTGGCTCATTAGGATTAAGGTGTAGTTAATTACTTTTTGGTTGACTTGCCGTTCTTACCATTGCGGCCTCGATTATTAGTCTTGTTTTCAGGGACTAACTTATTCTTTTTAGTGTGAGACATATCAGGACCACCTTTACCGGCAATCCCTCTTCTTTTTCTCTCGGCCCAGCGACGAGCCCCTTCTCTATT